GGAACGAAACGCATCAGGATTATCCTGACCGGCGGTGGCGGCAGAGGCTACGGCTATCTGGGATGGGGGACCGGCTTCACAAGCCGTGGCGCAGGCGGCGGCGCGGGCGGAACGGTCATCGCCTGGCTGAACGTGGACGACACCAAAACTTACCCCGGCGTGGTTGGCCGTGGCAGCGATGAAACCCTGTCAGCAACAAGCAGCACATTCAACGGTCTGCTGACGGCGGGTAACGGCGTGAATACTTCATCAGGTGATGCGGGCGGCGCGGGCGGAAAGGCTGTCGGTGGCCATTTGAATATTCAGGGCGGTGACGGCAGTGATGCGCCAGGCCTTATCTCGACCGGCACAAATCCCTACCGTGGCGGCTCTGGTGATGGCGGCGTGA